CTGTGTTCCGTCTGAAAAATCTTACCCAGTTACTGCCGCTTGCTGCTACCGCCGAAGCACCCGCCGGGCCTTGTGGGCCGGTAGCACCTGTTGCGCCTCTGGCTCCCGTTGCACCGGTGGGCCCTTGCGGCCCCTGCGGGCCGGTAGCCCCGGTAGCACCCCTGGGGCCCTGCGCACCGGTATCTCCTTTGTCGCCCTTTGCGCCTTTCAGGCTGGCAATCCATGCGGCTTCACTGCCCGTGTATCCCAGCTGAACAGCCAGCGCATAGGCCGACTGGCCATCAAAGGTTCCGGCTTCTTTGGCCTGCTTCACGGCATTGGTGGCCGCATTGGCCGCATTGGTGCTGGCTTTCTCTGCCCGGTCGGCATCGTTCTTCGCCGCCCCCGCGCTGGCAGATGCCTCCCCGGCCTTGGTGGAGGCGGTGGAAGCGCTCCCCGCAGCGTCGGTGGCCTGCTGGGTGGCGGTGTTTGCCGCAGTGGTGGCCGTCTTGGTGGAGTTGGCCACATCGTTCAGGGCCGTGGTGCGGGCCCGCGCGATGTCCTGCAAGGCGGCGGTATGCTCCGTCTCCGTGTCCTGCAGGGCCCGCTTGGCGGCGGTCTCGCTGGTCTTGGCGCGCTCCTCGCTGGCGGCGGCGTTGGTCTCGCTGCTCTTGGCTGCCTCCGCGCTGTCCTTGGCGGCAGCAGCACTGCTGGTGGCTTTCTCCTCCAGTGCGTTGATGCGCTCCCTGGCAGCGGCCAGCAGCTCGTCGGTGGGGATGCCGGTCACACCGTCCCGCACGAGGCCGCAGAGCGCCTCGTCCAGCCGGGTGTCGGTGATCTGGCCCGTGGTGATGCTGGTGGAGCCTGCCGGGCGGGTGATCTCGGCAAGGCAGAGGTCGTAGATCAGCTCGGTGCGGGAGATGGCGGGGGCCGTGGGAGTGCTGGATGCCGTGCCCTGCAGCACCTGCAGGCTGGCGGCTCTGGCACCGGCATCATAGCGCATGACGATGCGGTCGATGCGGGGGAGAGACGGGTCGGCCAGCGGCATGGTCAGGGTGTCGGCCTCCCGCTTGGTGATGGAGTAGCCGGTGAAGCGGCTGGGGTGCACCCAGCCACGGCCCGCGCCCGCGGTGACCTTCAGCCCGCCTGCGGCTGTTACCGGGAAGTCGGCAGCGGAGCTGAACACGCCCGAGGTGAGGCCCGCAAGGTAGGCCGCCACGTCTGCGGCATCGAAGTCGTAGCCGTTGGCGGGATATAAAACGATTTTGCTCAAAAAGATCATCTCCTTACAGCTTGCGCCAGACCGGCGTGCCCAGCCGCACGGTGCGGGTGGTGCTGTCGCTCTGGCTTTGGGTGATGACATCGGCCACCCGGACGGTGGCCTTGTAGCCCAGCTCCGGGATGGTGCAGTAGGCCACATCCCCGGGGGAGAGCCCTTCGGCATCGATGGTCAGCTCGATGGAGCCGGTGCGGAGCTGTTCCAGCAACTTGTTGGTGCCTCGGGCCATGAGCCGCTCGAGGTAGGCTTGGCTTTTGGTGGTCTCACCCTTTTCCTCGTCCGGCTGCACGTCCCGGGCATCCACATACAGCTCCCGCCGGTCGGCACCGGTGGCATCGGTCAGGCCCACGGTCACGGTGGCCCGGGCCTCGCCCTCGCCAGCGCCCTGCACCACAGCAACGTTGGCGTAGTCGCTGTCGCCAAAGGCCCACGCGGCCTGCTGCAGGTTGCCCCACTTGGTGGAAAAACGGTTGTTTGGATCAGCGGTGGGCCGATAGACCTCGAACGTTAGTTTTTTCTGGTCATTTTTACCACTGAGCCGCACCCGGAAGCCCAGGTCGCAGGCCGCGCCGATGGTCGTCAGGTAGTCCATGATGCTGCCGCCGGAGGTCTGTGCAGTGTAGGTGGTGTCAAAGCCCACAGCAGCACCCAGCTCCAGCTTTGGCCATGGCTGCATTGCGCTGACCAGTCTGCGCATGGCGGCTTCGGCGTTCTCGTTCTTGACGACCTCGGTGCTGACCCGCTTGGTGAAGATCCACGTCCCCGGGAAGCCGGTGACCACTAAGTTGCTGTCCTGATTCTCGTTGCTCCGGTGGCAGATGCGCATGGGCACATCGCTGTCACTGCGGCGCAGCCAGCGGCCCTCCCGGAGCAGGGACAGGTTCTCCTCGGTGGGGCGCACCTCCAGCGTGAACGCTCCCTCCGTGTTGTAGGGCTCGTCCCAGTAAAGGCTCACCCACACCTCCACCCGGCCCAGCCGGGCGAGGGTCAGCGCATCCAAAACGTCCAGTGTCACGAGATCACCTCCGGCAGAATACCGCTCACCATGGGATAGAAGCGCACTGTCACCTGCAGGCTAGTCTCGCCGCTGTCGGCGGTGGCCTTGAGCAAGTTGTCTCCCGGGGCCAGCTCCAGCAGGTCGCTGTCCTCATCAAGCAAAGAAAAGATATTCTCTTCCGTGCCGTCCTCCGTCCGCTTGACTGCCAGCTTGTCGGTGGTGGTGCGGTAGATCTCGATGACCTGCCCGGGGGTCAGGGTGGTCAGGATGCGGATACTCTGGCCCGTGATGATGTTCAGCACACACGGGTTGACCACCGCACCGTCGCTCTTGAGGGTGGCCGTGAAGGGCACCGCCAGCGCCCCGGGGTTATAGGCATTCAGCCAGCCGATGGAGGTGCGCACGCCGAACCGATGGGGCGTGCTGTAATTGATGGGCAGCCTGAAGCTGGGCACAAAGCCGTTGATGCAGAAGCTCTGAGCCTGCAAGTTGTACCAGAAGGGTTTCGGGCAGAAGAGCATGAAGGCCAACACCGGGTAGGGGTGGATGCTCTTTGTGTAGGGGGTCTTGGAAAGCACAAAACGGCAGAAGAATCTATCCTCGAAGTACATTGTGCCGCTGGTGAAATAGGGCAGCTTTTCCAGCAGTAATTCCGCATCCACATCGCCGTGGGGGCTGTGGCAGTGGATAATGAGTTCACGGCTCACCCCGGCCACGCTCTGGCGCTCCACCGTTTCACCGATCTGGTTTACTCCCTGCGCCTTTTGCAGATTTACATCCACGCCGTTGATGGGGTCGAGGGAGTAGGGCGTGCCATAGTCCCACCCGATGTCGAGAGTGGCCCCGGCATCCGTGACCAGCTGCAAATGGTCTTTTCTGAACGGCATCTCGGTGCCCTCCTTTCATCGTTTCTGGGCCTTGGCCCGGTCGGCTTCCCAGCGTGCTTCCCGCTGGAGATCTGCCGCCGTCTGGGCCTTGGAGTAGATGTTTTGGGTGATGTGGGTGTCGCCCTCCCGGTGGTAGTTGTTGGCGGCCGCAGCCACCTGTGCCGTGCCTGAAGCGGCCACAGACCGGCTGATGGCCATGTTGTCAGACAGCACCAGCGTGTTGGCCTGCCGCACCATCTCGGCCAGCTTGGAATTTGCGGCCAGCAGGGCCTCGGTGTTGGCCTCCACAGCGTCGGTCAGGTCTTTGTCCGGGGTGGGGGCCGTCGGCGTGGTGGAGCCGGTGTTTGCGCCTGTGGTGGTCTTAGCGATGTCATCCAAACTGCGCTCCACCTTTGTCTGGATGCCGTCCACATAGGTGGTCACGGTCTTGTAGGAGCGCTCCACGCCGTCCACCAGTTTGGTACCTGCCTCGGTGACGGTCTTGGTCACCCTCTGGGTGATCTTGCCGGTCTCGTCCTTCAGCTTCTCGGTGAGCACTTTGGTGGTCACGGTACTGCCGTCTGTATTGGTGGTCTTGCTGGTGTCGGTCATGCTCTCGATGACCTTCTGGGATTTGGTGGAAGTGCCGGAGCTGCTGGGGGTGTTGGCAGCTTCCTGCTGCTTTTTTCGCTCGGCCTGCCGGGCCTTGCGGTCAGCGGCGATCTTGTTGGCGTAGTCCCAGGCTGGATTGCTGATGTAGTCTATGGTACCGCCATAGAGCCACGCGACACTGTTATAGGACGCGATCAGGCCGTTGATGAGGATGATAAAGCCCTCGATGCCCGCCGCCACGATGCGCATCAGGCCCTCGAAGATGTAGCTCATAAAGTCCTCAACGCCCGCCCAGACATTCTGGAAAGCGTTGGCCACATCCTTGTTTTTGCCGCTGAAGTTCAGCAACGCACCCACCAGCATCCCGATGAGGGAGATGACGAAGAGGATGGGGTTTGCGTCCATGGCGGTGTTCAGGGCGATCTGGCTCGTGGTTGCGCCGGCTGCGGCGGGCACGAACTGCGCCACCAGACCCATGGCCAGTTGGCTCAGGTTTCCGAACACGCCGCTCAAAGCGCTGCCCAACTGGTTCAGGGCTCCCATGGCTACGGCCTGGATCTGGCTCTGCTGCTCCTTGGTGCAGGCCTGCCAGAAGTAGGAAGCGGCCCACAGGCCCAGGCTTTCGAGGTCGCCGTCTTTCAGCGCCGTTGCCAGCGTCTCGATGGCCCCCAGCGCATCCGTCTGGATGTCGGACTGGATCTGCTCCCAGCCCTCGGTGAGCTTGGTGCGGAACTGCTCTGTGATGGTGGCTCCTACGGTGGCAAAATCCGGGCCATAGGTGGAGAGGGTCTGGGCGATGTTCTGGATGGCCTGCTTTGCCGCTGGGGCCCCGGTATTGATGCCATTGACAAGGCCCTGGGTGACGTTCTCGCCGATCTCGGTGAATACCTTCGAGGGCGAGTGGATGCCAAGCACGTTCTTGACGGTGCTCACCATGCCGTTGACTTTGCCCTTGACCGTGGACACCAGCGTGTCCCACATCCCGGTGATGCCGTTCAGCAGGCCGGTGACGATGTTCTCGCCGATGTGGCCCCAATCATCCATACTGCCGTCCCACACGCCGGTCAGTTTTGCGATGCAGGCAAGGGCGGCTTCTCCCAGGTTCTCGATGCTGCGGAGAATGCCGTCCACCAGTGTGGTCAGAAGGGCCGCACCACAGTTCAGAAGGTCGGGCAGATGGGAGATCAGCGCGGCAGAGAACTTTGCAATCAATTCCGCTGCTGCTGTGATCAGCTGGGGCAGGTTGTCGGTGATGCCGATGATGAGCTGTTCCAGCAGCTGGATGCCGGCATCGAAGATCTCGTCCTGATGGTCAGTCAGATACTGCACCAGCTTGGTGATGACCTGAGTTGCTGCAGATGCCAGCCCGGGAATCTTCTGAACAACACCTGCGGTCAGATTTTCCAGAATGCCGCTGGCTGCGTCCAGCATGGCCGCCGGGCCGCCCTCATTCAGAGCACTCGTCAGGGTATTCAGGCAGTCAGTGCCCCAGTTGGCGGCTTCCTTCAGGCCCGGCTCCATGGCCTCGAACAGGTCAATACTCAGGTTCTCTGCCGTGGTCTGCAGGCTGTCCATGCTGTGCTGGAACGTGTCCGTCATGGTCTGGTAGGCGGTGTCGGTCGCTCCTGCACTGTCCACCATCTGGGCCAGCACGCCGTTGAATTTGTCCGCGCCGCCCGATGCCAGCGAAAGAGCGCCGGTTCCAGCCTCCACGCTGGACCATAGCCCGGCAAAGGCGGTGCTGTCACCACCTACGTTGTCGTATAGGATCTGCAGCACATCGCCCAGGCTCTTGCCTTCAGCATTCAGCTGAGCAAAGCTCTTGCCGGTCTCAGCCTGCAAGATTTTGCCTACGGTCGAACCGGTGTCGCCCAGCTCGTTCAGCATGGATTTTGCGTAAGTGGTCGCCTCGGCAGTGGCGATACCGTTGGCAGTCATCACGGCCAGACCGCTGGACAGGTTTTCTACGCTGACGTTGTAAGCAGCCGCCAGCGGAATGACACGGCCCATGCTGGACGAAAGTTCGTCCACGCTGGTCTTGCCAAGGTTCTGCGTGGTCAGCAGAACGTCCGAAACGTGGTCTGCCTGGGCAGCGCTCAGGCCATAGGCGTTCAGTGCGGTGGTCAGGATGTCCACGGCGGAGGTCGTGGAGGTAAAACCGGCGGTTGCCAGTTTCGCTGCCTGGCCTGCAAATTCCACAGCGTTGGCCGTGTCCTGCCCGGCGCTGATGGCCTGGTAGGTAGCCTCGGCAATATCCGTGGCCGCAATGCCCATGGTGTTGGACATGTCCGTGATCTGACTGCCCAGCTTCTGGATCGAAAGCTTGCCAAGATCGGCGATGGTCCCGACTTTGGCAAGAGATGTCTCGTAGATGGAGCCGTTCCGGATCGCGCTCTGGGCAAGATTCGTCAGCTGGCTGCTGGCCGTCTTTACCAGGTCTGCAATCAGCGTTCCAGCGGCGACGGTCATGCTGCTGACACCCTGCGTGAAGCCGCTGGTGTCCAACTTGGTGTTGCCGGTAACGCTAAAATCAAATGCCACTGTGTCTACCTCTCAATCGGAGCGCGGGCACAGGGGCACAGGCTGCTATAACTTGATTTCTACTTCCCGCTTACATGCGGGGTTTTTGCATTTTACCCACAGGCCGTGGGCGCAGGCCTCGGGAGCCGCCCACACGGGCAGCGCTCTGCCGCAGAAGGGGCAGGGCACCGGGGCGCGGGAATCAACCGAAGCGGTCGAGGAAAGCGTCCTCGTGCTCTTGCAGGGATTCGTTCCGCCTCACCCCCTTCAGCCCATCCGGCAGGGCGAAGCGCTCTTTCAGGGTCTCGTAGTAGTCCCGGTCGGCCCTGTCCATATCGGAGGTGTCCTTGCCCCGGATCTCCACGATCTTGCCCATCGGCGTTTCCGGCGGCAGGGCATGAAGCAGTGCTTTGAAGCGCCACCAGTGTACCTTGTCGGCGGTCAGGTCGATGCCGTAGGCCTGCTGAAAAGCCCCCACGATGTAGTCGGCATCGCACCGGTAGTCCAGCACAGGCTCGTCCTGTGGGTCGCTGCTGCTGCCAGTCCCGGTGCGCTCCTCGTCCTCGGGGCCGCCGCCCTGGCAGAAGCGCACCAGAGATTCAAAGGCTTCCTGGTACTGCACCCCGGGCACCGGCTCTACAAAGAACCGCTGAACGGCTTCACAAATCATCCGGGCGCTGTCCTCGTCAGTCTTGGCACGGCGGGTGCGGATCAGCAGCCAGATCATGGGCCGGAAGTCAGGGTCGATGGCGCGGCCCTCCCACTCGGTGGGCAGGGTGTCCGTCAGCAGGTCATGCATTGTCCAGTGCCTCAAGCTCTGCCTTCAGCTGGGCACGGCGGGCGGCCTTTGCCTCTTCCTGTGCCTGGAAATCCACCACGGCGGGATGTGCCTTGACTGCGGCCCGGCGCTGCTCACGGTTCATGGGGGCAGGGATGGCCTGTGCTGCCGAAACCTGTGCTGCCGAAACCTGTGCCCGCTCCTCGGCGGGGTGGATCAGCGCGCTGACACTGGCCTTTTCTGCGACCATAGCCTCGGCAAAGACTTTGCTGACCGTCAGGCAGGCGTTGAAGTTGCTGCCGTCCAGCCCCAGCTTCTCAGAAGCCCCCTTGCCCAGAACCTCGTCCAGATAGTCCATAAAGATGCGGCACTGGAAGCGCAGCCAGGCAGGGTAATCGCTCTCGGGAGTGTAGCGGCTGCCCTCCGTCCGAGCACGTTCCTGCTGCCGGGTCTGTGCAGCCAGCATCCGATCCACGTCGTTGGCGTTCAGGGTGGAAAAATCAAATTCAATGCCGTTGATGATCATAGAAGTCCTCCTGTTACAAAAAGGGCCCCCGTTCACCGGGGAACGAGGGCTGTGTGGTGTTGTTATCAGACCTTGGCAGCCTTGGCAGCCTTGGTGGACTGCGTGTCGGCCTGAGTCAGGGTCAGGTAGTTGAACTCAGCCGGAACGCCAACACCCTTCACGTCGCAGGCAAAACCTGCGGAGTTGCTGGCGGAGCCGCTTGCATCGGCAGTGACAATAAAGGCAGCTGCGCCCTTCTCGCCCTTGCCGGTCTTTGCGCTGAAGTAGATATAGGGGAAAACCACCTCAGTGCCGGAGCCAAACTTAATCCTGTGGGAGAGCAGGAAATCCTGCGCAGGGTCGCCCACGCAGCGGTTTCCGTTCAGGGAGAAGGTGCGCTGGGTCTCGCCCTTCTCGGTGACAGTGCCTGCGCGGATATAGGCCACGTCCTCGGTGGAAGCGTTCAGGGCACCGGAGTGCTCCTTGACACGCTCTGCAAACACGACCCAGTCGCTCTCCTTGGTCTGGGTGGTGGCATCGGTCTGGATCGCAAAGATGAAATCATCGGCCTTTTCGGTGCCGGTGTAGTCCGCGCTGGGCACGATGCCCTTCTTGGTCTTGAGCGCGGTCAAGGTTTCGGAAACAGTCATAGGATGGTCTCCTTTCAAAGTTTGGGTTGATAGTAGACGAGCCGGAGCTGCATCTGCATTTTGCAGCTTCCGGAGCCGTCGGTGACGATGTAGCCGGTGGAGGTGACTTCAATGCTCTGGGCTTCCTTGCCGTGCCCGCATTTGCTCAGATCAGGCAGGATGCCGCAGTCATTTTGTTCCATTACCCAGTCGGCCAGCTGTTCAAAGAAGCCGCTGTTCTCAATGGTGAGCACATCGGTCTCCCCGAACTCCCTTCGGGACAGGAAGAGGTAGTTCTTCGCCAGATCCCGCCCGGAGATGTAACTTTCCACAATGGGGTCGGTGGGGCTGTCCTCAATGGAAAAGCGGTGGCTTCCTCTTCCAGTCCGGCAATGCGGAAGGCCGCACCGGTGGCATCCTGCTCCTCGGCAATGAGTGGACAGGTCTTGAGCCAGTCCCGCAGGGCCGTAATGGACGCTTTGGGCATTACGTTCCACCTCCCAGCTCTTTCCTGGCGGCGTTTTTGGCGAACTGGATCAGTTCGTCTTTGTGGTCAGCAATTGCCCGCTGGCCCCAGTAGGAACCGCGCAGGTGGTTCTCCCCATGCAGCCCCTGCCCCTGCGTGTGCAGGTAATACTGCCGCCGGGCATACGGGGTGTTATAGACCAGCTTGCCGCCTTTGAAGTCGGATGCCTGATTCACGCTGTTCTTCAGCGTGCCGGTGTCAAAGGGTACATAAGGGTCCACAGCTTTAGCCACCTGCTGGGAGAACGCATACTGAACCTTCTGGAAGCCCTTGTCCATCTCGGCCTGAAAGCCGGGCCGGAACCTGAGCTTCAGGTCAATAACGGGTGCACTCATTTCATCAGCTCCCCTCTACATGAAAATGCGGCAGCAGCGGTTCCCGGTTGTCGGAGACCGCCGCCACCGTGCAGCAGATGTGCGTTTTCTCGAGGGCGGCATACTCGGCCTCAGTCAGGCTGCGGACAGCGCCGCAGATGAGCTTGCCGCCCCGCTTGAGCGTCCAGTGTGCCGCCTTTTCCCCGGGCGGGAGCTTTGCCCACTGGAAATAGGGCAGGTAGCCCGCCGCAGGGGGCAGCCGGATGTGCACCGTCCGCTGGGGGTCGCCGCCGGAGGTGTCCAGCTTCTCCCGCCAGCTGCACCCGGGGATGACATGGCAGACAGGCCGGTCAATCTCGGTGGCGGTGTCGTGGATGAGGTTCACAACGGTAACGCTGCACTGCATCAGAAACACCCCCGATACAGCAGGCCGTGGGGGTCGCTGCCCAGTGCGTTGGAGAGGATGCTCTGCGCTTCCGCTGCAAGCCGCTCGGAAAGCGCCCCGCTGGCGAAGGTGACGGAGTAGCCATCGTTGGACACGCTGGAAGCCCCGGGCACGGCACAAGCGCTCTGTGCGGCGCTCATGGCATCGACGATCTGGACGCAGGCATCGGCCAGCAGGGCGGCGCACCCGGCACAGGCCCTGGCGTGGGGCTCTGCCCGGCCAAAGGTGTGCCGGTCGATGAGCCGAGAAGCCCGGGCGCACAGCGTGTCAAAGGCGGCCTCGTCCAGCGCTCCGCCCGCTGTCTGGTACTGTTCGTAGGTACAGTAAAGCATGGCGGCCTCCTTATGCTGCGACCTTCTTCTTAACAAGAATGGTCTGGCCCTTGGTGACCTTGTAGGCGTAGACCTTGCGGCCCTGCACGGCAGATGCGCCGATGAAATCGCCAGAGCCGGAGAGATCCTGCAGGTGGACGGGAACGGCCCACTCATCGATGACGGCGAACCAGTTGGGATGACCGGCCACATACTCCACGTTCTCGCCCAGGGTGGAATCCTCGAACACGGTGTAGCCTGCGATCTTGCCCACAGCGCCGGTCTGGACAACTGCATCGCCCAGGTCGGAAGCCTTGATGAACTCGGGGCTCTTCAGGAGCAGGCCGTAGGTGTCCGGGGAGACCAGCAGCCAGCGGCCTGCGGTGGGCACGCCGATGGAGGACTGCTGAGTGCGTGCATCCACGATGTTGGCGTAGATGGTCTTTTCGGTCAGGGCAGTGGTATTGCCGAAGGCAGTGCCTGCGGTGGTCAGCTCCACGGAGCCGTCAGAATCCATCTGCAGGCCCAGAGAGTAACCGGCGCTGTCCAGGCGGTCAGCCACCAGATTACCGGGAACGCTCTCTGCATCGAAACCATCGATGATCTCATTCACGGCCTTGTCGTGGTCGATGTTGACGGTGAGGTAGGTGGTGTCACCGCTGGTCTGCTTTGCACCCTTGGCCTTGTCGTAGTCGTTCACCACCACCTCGGTGTCACGGGCGGGAACCTTGACGGAACCTGCCTTGGGGCTGCCCTCGTAGCGGTTGTTGCAGATCACGCCGACTTTCTTCACCAGCGTCTTGCGCAGCTTGAGGTCGACCAGATTGGAATAGCGGACCTGTGCTTCATGTGCCATAAGAATATCCTTTCTCTCATTCAATGTTGATATCGGGGTTCATCGCCTTGAAGGCAGCGGTCACGGGGTCAATGTCACCGGCGGGCGGGGTGCCGTGCTCTTTGCCGCTGGAAACGTGAACGGAACCAGTGCCGCCCTCTTCCGCCTCGCCAAAGGCCCAGGGGTTCGCCTTGGCGGCTTCTTCCAGAGCCTTGGAGATATCGGTGGAACGGTCCTTGGAGCCCTTGAGGGCATCCAGATCCAGCAGTGCCCGGACCGCCTTGACGCTGCGGCCTTTAGCTCCCAGAATGGCGGTGTTCAGGGCATTGTCAAAGGCAAAGCCATCAGCCTGTGCCTGCATATCGCCCTTGAGTTTGGCAATGTCTGCCTCGTATTCCTCAGGCTTCTTCTTGCCGTCAAAGGCGGCAAGGCCGTCCTGGGCGGTCTTGAGCTGAGCCTGGGTGTTTTCCAGCTGAGTCTTGTACTGTTCGGCGGCAGTCTTTTCCCGGTTGACATCGTTGCCGTTCTCGGCCATGATCCAGTTGAGCTGTTCCTCGGTGATGCCGGGGATCTGTTTCTTCACGTCTTCACGCTTCATGGTGGAAAAACTCCTTTCTGTTGGTGAAACCACGGTTTGGTGACACGGTTCTCCGTCCGTGTTCGGTTGTGGGCAGGGTACGCACTGCCCTCTGCGATGGCACCGTATGCAGGAATCGAACCTGCGGCATCCGGTTTTGGAGACCGGCGCTCTGCCACTGAGCGAATACGGCATGAAAAAAGCGCCCCTGCTCAAACGAGCAAAGACGCTTGCGGTATTGGGTTGGGTCAGTCCCAGTCGGCATAACGGGGACAATTAAGGCAGGCTTTATGGGCTTCTGCCCAATTGCAAGGTGGCTTATCGTCACCCTTCAGGCAAAGAGTATCATCGCCAATATTGGAGACCTCAAAGCACAAACCGCAGTCGATTTTGCGGTTGTAGATAGGACAAAACCATTCTTCCGGCTTTGCTGTATCGCTAGTGCGGAATACCATGCTTCTTAACCACCTCCATCAATTTTTGACCGCCCTCATCCAGCGGCCCGATACTGGAAACATTGCCGTTCTGCCCAATGGCAACAAAACCATACTCGGAATAGTAACAGGTCTGTGTTCCGTTACGCTGGGACATTGCGACTTTGGAAGAGCGGATAATGCGTTCGGCATCCATCGGCCCCATGCCACGTTCTGCCCAGCGCTGCAGAACGTGTTCGCTCGCAAAGTTGATTTCATTGGGTGCAGGCGGCGATTCAATCAACTTGCCTTTCGCCTTTATTGTACCAGCTTCACGCATCTGTTGCAATTCCACATTTGCAGAATCAAAACGTTCCTGCTTTCGGGCTGTATAACTGGCCTTGCCAGCCTCGATCCTGCCAAAGCCTGCCACGCTGGTGCGGGCGCTGTCGGCCCTGCCGCCGGTGGCGCTGATAAAGTCGGCCAGCTCCTGACGGGCCTGCCGGAGCTTCACCGCGCTGGCGGTGGTGTCGGCCCCGGCGGCATCCTCTGCCAGATACCGGCGCTTGTACTTGCGCACGGTGCGCTCCCGGGCCCGCTGCATCTGGCTGATCTCGTACCGGGTGTATCTGCCGCCGCTGTACTCGATGTCCCGGGCGTTGAGGGCTTCCAAGCTCTCCTGCGTCCATGCAGGC